CGAGCAGGCAGACGCTGTGACGACTCAGGAACTGGCATTGCTCGCCTAGGCAGCGCCCCTCTACCGACTACAATACAAGAGAACACAACACAGGACACAGCATGAACGGTTGGGCAAACCACGCCACTTGGAACGTCGCTCTTTGGATCGGCAACGATGAGACCATCTACCGTCACGCCAAAGCAAACCAGAATCTAGGGTACAGAGCATGGGCAAAGCGTTGGATCGATGAGTACGGTGAGTACATCACGGGCGACGGCATCTCCTGGTTGTCCGATGACGTAGACACCGATGAGATGGATGAGATGCTCGCTGAACTGTAAGGGGTCGCCCCCTTCCATGGTACAATATACAAGACAGCAACCCACATCATGAACTTTCAGACAGCGACTAAGGCAGAGCTCCTAGCAGCAGGTTTCACCATGAAGACCGTTCGCCCACGCCGCCCACGTAAGGGGGAGTTGATCTGCCAGCGTGTAGGATTTAAAACCAAGAGAGGAGGACAGCAATGGAGGGACAGAGCACACATCAGCAGCCCCAGTGCCTACGCTGTGGTGATGGGCAACGGGTGACAGTCTAGCACAGATGCACTAGAGGGGCAGGGGGACTGTATGCCCCCTAAGCCCCTGAAGCGCCCTAGCCCCTTAGCGAAAAACCCAACACTACCCTAACCTACAAAGTGTTACCCAAGCGAGATAAATATTACGAAGGGAAAACGAGATCTTAGAATACCTCGAAAATAAAAAATTTCCCAGGTAAAAAACCGCTTCAAAAGTCGAGTCATGAAACACAAAGTAACTTACAGAACGCCTAACGGCGTATTACAGGAAACAATGTTTGATCAATTTGATGAATTTTGTGATAATATGGAGAATGTAGCAACAGAGTATTACCAAGGACTGAAAGAGCCTGGTGATGTAAACATTGAGACAGTATTAGATGACGGATCAACCAGAGCAGAGAAAGTTTCATTCGATGGAAGAACTGAATACCTATCTGAGCAAGATGAAGTTGATGTATAAGCCTCCTGGTGGGGAATATATGTTAGTCACGGATTATCTGAACACAGTAGAGGAACGTTTAAGGAGGTTAGAGGATGGCACAGTTAGTAATACCGACAACGGTTGACACACAGTCTGTAGATGGTAATTGTACGTATCCTCCTAAGGCACTAGGAGGGACTCCAGTCGTCTCTCCGAATATTACGATAGGTGGACAGCAAGTACAGTTTTACACGTCTGCTACAGTCCCTGCTACGGTAGAGGGCATTAAGATCAATCCTCTCATTCCTGCTCCATGTATACCAGGTGTGAGAGTCATTGTACCATCTAACAATACGACTGTATTTTTCAATGGTCAATTGCCAGCAGTGGCAGGAGATGAGGCAAAACTGGTTGGTACTAGCAGACCACTTATTGGTCCATACGGTCCAAGCACTGTCTTGATTGGCAGTTCATCATGAATATGGTATAATACAGAGGTAATTCAAGGATCATTATGGCAAGATCAAAAGTCGGACTGAACGGTCAGCAAACTATCGAAGCAATTCCCAAGAAATCCCGTCAGGGATATGGGAAGCACACGAAGTATGCTGCTACGAGCAGAAACAACAAAAAGAAGATGTATCGTGGACAAGGTAAGTGAGATAAGAAAATGGATTGAGCATGTCTCTAAGAAGCGTGAGGAACTGGGCGGTCATGCCATATGTCCTTACGCTTTTTCGGCGTCAGTACGTATAGAAGAACGTGCTCTGAACCGTGTGACTCTGATAGAAGGCGCGACAGAGGACATTATTATCTTTATTGTAGAAGATAATGTATCGTTAGCTTCTATGTTAGTAACAGTTAATGAACTTAACATGAAACATCCGGATTATGTGTTTCTGGATGATCACAAAGACGAACCAACACATATTATGGGTATTCAAAGTAATTTTGGTAAATATAACATGATTATGTGCCAACGTAATGATAAATTACTAGAGGCACGTGAAAAGTTACATAAGACCGATTATTATGACTACTGGCACCAAGAAATGTATCAAAGGATTATCAATGGCAAATTCCCCAACCGACAAGAGCAAAGAATTCGTAGAATCTGGAATGACACTCATCACTCAGCAAGCGAGTGACAAATGGATGAAGAAAGTTACTAAAACTAAAAAAGAGTTTGACAACCAGGCAGAATGGGCAGATGGTTTTGTTGGTAAGTAAGATAAATAGTCAATAAACCTGTCTTCATGCCTGAATTTCAAACATTCAAGGATTTCAACCTCAACTTTAAACCTCATCCTATAACTGAGGATCTACAAGTTGTAAAAGATAGTGCAGATATTAAGCAGTCAATTAAGAGTCTTTTATTAACCAAAAAGGGAGAAAGACTGTTTAATTCAGGACTGGGGACAGGTTTAAGTGATTTATTATTTGAACCACTAGATTTTGGTACAGCATCACTAATTCGTGATGAAATTACCGATACTATTTCAACATATGAGGGTAGAATTGATATTATTCAATTAAATGTTGATATCAATTTTGACGATAATGGTTATGACATTGGTCTAGAGTATGTAATTCGTGGTAGAAGTGATTTACAAACAAACATCGAATTTTTCTTAGAGAGTGCTAGGTAACCATGGCATCATACGTACAGGTATCGAATTTAGACTTCCAAGAAATCAAGACTGCTCTTAAAGAATATCTAAGAGCTCAGTCTGATTTCTCGTCGTATGATTTTGAAGGATCAGCGATGAGTGTTCTATTGGACACACTTGCTTACAATACTTATTACACAGCATTCAACACCAACATGGTGGTGAATGAGTTGTTCCTAGACTCAGCAACGCTTAGAGATAACGTAATTGCTCTTGCCAAGCAGTTAGGGTATAGACCAAAGTCAAAGGTTGCTCCAGAAGCACAGGTGACCTTTACAGCATCATATCCACAGACAGCACCGGAAGTTGCTGTATTACAACAGGGCACAGGATTCACAACGGTATTTAATGATACTCTTTATTCATATGTAACAATTGAAGACCAGACAGCAACAGTTTCAGGTGGTGTTGCTTATTTTGATAACGTTCCGATCTACGAAGGAACGTTAATTACTAGTACGTTTGTAGTTAATACTTCATTACCTTCCCAGAGGTTCATTATACAGAACCCAGGCGTTGATACGAGCACTGTGAGGGTCAAAGTGTATGAGAGTATCCAATCAACGTTCTACGACACTTATGACTATGCTGAGAACATTCTTGATGTCAATTCACAATCCAAAGCGTTTTTCCTAGATGAAGTAGAAGATGAGCGTTATGAATTGTTTTTTGGTGACGGTGTTTTAGGTAAGAAACTTGAGAATGCCAGCAAAATTGAAGTTTCGTACTTAGTTACTAATGGTCCAACAACAAATGGAGCAAAAAGTTTTACATTTAATGGTGTTGTAACTGATAAGTTTAGTAATATTGGTTTTGTATATAATATTGCTGTTGATTCATCATTAACGGTAACAGCAAATGGTGGTGCTGATATTGAAACAATTTCAAAAATTAAATATAATGCTCCAAAATATTTTAGTACACAAGATCGTGCTGTAACATCTAACGACTATGCTTCTGCTATAAGACAGATATACCCTGCTATTTCAGACATCATTACCTTTGGTGGTGAAGAGGATGATCCTCCAGAGTATGGGAAAGTAAAAATTGTTATCAAACCGGAGTCAGCGAGTTTCTTATCTTCAACTACAAAAAAGAATATTGTAGACAAACTGAAGAAATACATGATTGCTTCAGTAATACCCGAAATTGTTGATCCTTCAATTCTTTATATTGAAGCAACGTCAAATATTTTTTACAACACGTCTATTACAACAGAAAATCCAGAAGAAATTAAGAATAAAGTTATCTCGGGAGTCAATACATATTTGGCACAATCTACTGTAGAAAAGTTTAAAGGTAAATTTCGATATTCTAAATTTGTATCGACTATTGATAATAGTGATCGTTCTATTTCTTCTAACGCTACGTCTATTATGATGAGGAAAGATGTTTTCCCTCAAATTAATAGTTCTTCGTTCTATGAAGTTTGTTTTCAAAATGAATTTGATAAAGAGTGTGATGGTCCAACCCTAATGTCAACCGGGTTTAAAGTTACTGAATTTCCTTCATACACAGTGTATTTTGAAGATAGGGATGGTGTAATTGCCCTATATAGATTAGACAGTTTGACTAGTGAAAAAATTACATTAAATGATTCTATTGGTGATGTAAATTATGAAAAAGGTGAGGTTATGTTATATGACCTAACTATCATTCAGGGTAGTTTTAGTGATAATAGAATTGAAATTCGTGTTAAACCAAAGTCAAATGATATCAACGCTTCACGTGAATTGTACTTGGACGTTGATGTATCAAAGAGTAAGTTCACGGTATACCCAGAGTAATATAGATGGCTCCTAAGAAGAGAAGGTTATCGTCCCTGATTGAGTCCCAACTCCCAGGGTTTATCCAATACGAGTACGAAAATTTCTCTAAGTTCGTAGAAAAATACTACGAGCAGCAGGAATCTAGTGGAAATCCGTTAGATATTATCTCCAACTTAAGTAAGTATAGAGATATCAATTTTTATGAAAAGAATTTACTAAAACAACAGTCTAATATTGTATCTAGTATTACTGCTGATGAGACAACTTTAGAGTTGGTGGATGGATCTTCTTTTCCCAAAGAGAATGGATATATCCAAATTGGCGAAGAAATTTTATTTTATCAAAACAGATCTGGAAATTTATTAGAAGAAGTTTCCAGAGGTGTTAGTGGAAACACTACTTTAGGTGACTTATATAACAAAAATTCATTTGTTACAACAGCAGCTGCTCCACATTATACTGGAGATGTTGTAAGAAATATTAGTAATCTATTTTTATACGCTTTAGTAAAAGAGTTTGAAAAGACTTATCTATCAGAATTTCCGGAAGCATATTTAAAAGAAGATATTGATAAGAGATCTCTTATCAAGAATATTACATCTTTTTATAAAGCAAAGGGCACCGATAAATCGATTAAATTTTTATTTAATGCCATTATCACATCAGATCCAGATAATGTACCTGAGGTTATTAATCCAAAAGATTTTACACTAAAAGCATCAGTATCTGATTGGACAAAAAATTATTCACTTAAGGTAAAATTAAATAGCGGCGATATTAATAGTCTAATAGGACAAAGAATTACTCAAAATCTCGACAGTTATGATAGAGAAATTGAGTTTGCTTCTGCTGTTGTAGATAACGTCATTTCTATTGGTAGTGTTGGGCAAGAAGATTTATATGAAGTAATTTTAGAACCAACTACCGTAAATGGAACTTTTCAGGTTTCTGGAAGAACAGAGACTACGGTATTACTACCTTCCTCTTCTTCTACGAATGATAGAATTACTGTAAAGTCTACTATGGGGTTTCCACAGACTGGAAAACTCTTAGTTGGTGACGAAGTAATTACATACAAAGACAAAACTGTTAATCAATTTATTATTGATAATAGAATTGGTCCAATTAGAAATCATAATTCAGGAAAATCTGTTTATCGTTATTCTACTATTTCTAGTGGAAACATAAGAATTACTACGCTTGGCATTCTTTACAATTTACTACCATCATATTCTGCTCCATATTCATCAAGTAAGGAACCAATCCAAATTAGTGGTGCTGGATTTGGTAGTCGTAGTCCTATTGTATATGATAAAACTCTCAATAAAAATAGATGGTTAATTAATACAGATCCATCTACAAATTTCAATAGTATCAAAGGAACTGTTCAACCTTTTGTTGCTGATGTAGGGGCAGTATTTGAAGATGATCAGTATTTTTATATTTGTTCTTCATCATATCCATCACAAAATATTTTAGTAGATACAGAGTATTCCGTAAATCTATTAGATCAAAAATCATTAAAACTCATTAGAAAAACCCCAACAACAACAACCGAGGTTTACGAAACCTCGAATAGAGATGTTGGTATCTTTATTGACGGTGTGCCAGCTTTAGGATACAAATCCGAAGAGTCTATTAAATTTGGTGCTATTGAATCGATTACTGTAGAATCTAAAGGATTTTCATACGAAAATCCACCATATGTTCTAGTTAACGAGCAACCTAATAAAGCAAGAGCATCCTTGAATGGTTCGACCGTTGGGGATGTTGAAATTTTAACTACCGAAAATTTTGATGACGATCCTTCAATTAGGATTACATCTGGTGAAAATGCTATTTTAAGTCCAGTTGTTACTGCTGGTGCTATTACTAGCATGGATATTGTTAATGTTGGTCGTTACTATTCATCTCCTCCTATTATCCGTATTGTTGATACTTTAGGAAAAGGTAATTTTGCTGAGTTTATTGCTGATATTGATAGTGATGGCAGCATTACTGAGGTACGTAAAATTAGTGGTGGTAGATTTTATACTAGAGGGTACACTACGGTAGTTGTCGAATCTGTGGGTAAATTTGCCTCGGCATCAGCTAAAATTAAGCGTTGGGTATTTAATAGGTACGAACAACTAAAAAATAATATTGATTCTGATAATGGCACCGTTTTAACAAACTATAATCCAGTTAGAGATTATGGATATGCCTACGTTGCCAACCCAGTAACGGTAAGAGGAAAAGCATACGCTACACAATCTCTTTTTAATGCCAATAGATTTACAGGTACAACACACTCTCCTATTATTGGATATGCTTATGATGGTAATCCAATTTATGGTCCATTTGGGTATTCAGATCCAGTAGATTCTACTTCTAGTATATCTAGAATGTCTTCTGGATATGTTCTTCAAGGTTCTAGACTAAATGGTCCAGACACCGGAAAATATCCTTTAGGATCATTTATTGATGATTACAAATGGGTTCCTAGTACAAATTCAGGTAAGACCGAGTTAGACCAAAATAATGGTAGATTTTGTGTAACTCCGGATTATCCTAATGGAACTTATGCCTACTATATCAGTGTAGACTCTAGTGATAATCCTGTATTCCCGTATATTCTAGGTCAAAATTTTTACTCACTACCAGTAGACTCTAATTATAATTCTAATATTTCCCAAGATGATATTCCTGTTGGATTAAAATCTATTAGATCAGAACTATCAGAACAAAATGGATATCAGTTTTCTGGTTTAATTCAAGATGTCAAGTCAGGTAACATATCATCTGGATATGTAGAATCTTCTCAAGATAATTTTTCTCCAGGTAACAATTTTTATCTCAATAATTCTGGGACTGATGGAAAAGATGCTGTAGTAGAAGTAGAACAAGTTACTGGTAAAAACATCACATCGATTGAATCAATACAAACAAAATCTACACAAATCAAAATACAAGAAAATGCCTACCTTTTTGAAGGAGATACAATATCTCAATTATCTTCTGACGGTAGTGTAATTGCTACAGGCGATTTAATTGGAAATGTTTTTAATGGTAATGAACTAGTTCTTAGGAATGTTGTTGGATCATTCATTACATCAAATACTATAGATTCAGAAACTTTAGTAGTAACTCTAGTATTAGATTCTGACGCTAATTTTACTTCTGGAGCTACAATAAGATTAACGAATAATGATAATGAAGACCAAGCGACTGGAACAATTTTAGAAACTACCAATCGTCAAAATTCGGTAAAGGTTCGAGTAACAAATAGTGACAACAATTTTTTTGTAACTAGTGAGTATTATTTAAGAAGTTCAAACCTCAGTGATAGCAATAGAGTTGAGAGTGCTTCAGTAAATTCTTTGAGTACTAACTTGTCGCCATTTTTTATTGATGAAAATATTGCTATTGTAACTACTGATGAAAATCATAATTTGGGTACAGGAGATAAGTTTATTGTTGATATTCTTCCAAATGACAGTTCTACTGAAACTACGTATTTTGTAAGAAAACGACTGTATCAGAAAGCAAATGCTTTACAACCTATCCATAACTCAAAAATTACTGATGAAGGTATCGGAAACTTTGATGTTCTTAATAGTGGATTAGGATATACTACAAATCTTTATCAAGATGTAGAATTAATTTTCCGTGATTCTTCTTTGGCAAGAAATAATATCGGTTTGTCGGGAGACTCTGGTAATGCTAAAGCAACTATCGATGTATCTAATCCACAAGGACTTGGTTCTGGTGGAGTAGCCAGTATTATTGTAACTACAAAAGGAGAAGGTTACAAGAAAGGAGATATTCTTACAGTTGCTGACTCCGATCTCAATAGAAGTGTTAATGAAGGATCTTCCCAACGTCTTATTTTAGAAGTTGATCATGTTGGATTTGCTTTTAATAATACTACATTAAAACTCACAAACGTCACTAATATTTCCCAAGAAGATTTCTTAGAAATTGGTCCGGAAATTCTTAAAGTAACGGGAGTTGATACTACAACTAAAGAAGTTACTGTAGAAAGGGGACAGCAAAGTACAGTTCCCATTAATCATTTTGATAATGCTACTGTATCTCTAAAAGACAGTTTTTATCGATTTGATGATAACTTTAGACCATTTGGTGAAGATATTTTAAAACCATTCCTAATTTCATATGACACAGAGACACAAGTTATTGATGTCTCGTATGATTACAATGCCAATCAACCTCAAGTATTATCAAATAGTTCTTCTTTCTTTGATAGTAGTATTCCACAAAAACTAGTTCAGTTTAAAACTGTAGAAGAAGAAGCTTTTAAATTAGAGTTTTCTTCTGATAATACCAACTTTAGTGTCAATCCAGTTATTGATATTCAAAAATATTACAAATATACTTTCAATGTTAGTCACTTTTCTATGAGTGATACATATCTAGATTTTTCTTCTAGTGCTAACTATAATATTTTTACTGAAGAAAAAGAAACTAGTGGTATTGCTCCTGGTAATGCTGGAGCATTTGTATCTATTAAGTTGGGATTTGGTCCTGCTATTTCAACAAATACATACCAAGAAAGAAAAGCAATAAACTTCCAAAATTATTTTTATTTTATTAAGGTATCCCCTAATGTTGATACTAATGGGTCTTTCCTGAGAATTATTGACGATCCTTTGGCAGGTTTAAATACTGTAATCTACAACACCGACACTAAATTTGTTTATAGTTTAAATCAAATTCCATCTTATGATGGAACAGGTGATATGTCATATATCACTTCATCGAGATTAGCCATCGGTAATATTCATTCGGTAAATGTAGTTAATACAGGTGAAGGGTATAATAAGGTGCCTATTGTTCTTGGTGTCAGTCCAACTTCTGGTAATGAAGCATTAGTAGAGGCAATCTGGGATCCTGTAGAAAAAGTTGTTACTGGATTTGAAATTATTACTCAAGGTTCAAACTATTCAAAACCTATGGTTATATTAAGTGATTCTGATGGTGATGAATATGAATATAATGCATCCCAATTCTTAGGAAAGTTAAGTGGGATTGAAATATTAAACAAAGGTTCTGGTTTTACATATAAACCATCTGTAAAAATTATAGAATCTGATGTAAAAATCTATTTGGAATCTACTAACATTGGTTTGCCCAAAAATGTTACAATTAATAATCCTGGTAGGGAATACAATTCTGATGATTCCCAATTAGGATCATACAAATCTCCAACAACGTTTGTTCTCAGAAATATTTCAGACAAATTCTTTTTTGGCGAATCAATTACTCAACCATACACCGGAGCAACAGCCATTGTTTCTAATGATGGTTATCGGGAAGGTAGTAATTTATTGAGAGTAGTTAATATTAATGGAATTTTTGAATCTGGATATCAAATTAAATCAACTATTGGTAATAGAACTGCTACGTTATATTCACAATTTTGTACCGAGTTTGATTTAGATATTAGATCTTATGTAGATAATTTTGGAACATATCGTTCTGACCGAGGAAAATTAAGCAATTCTACTCAACGCTTACAAGATTCTTATTTCTACCAAGATTATTCTTATGTAATTAAATCTAAGTCTTCTATTAAAGAATGGCGAGATTTAATTAAAAAAACTACTCATCCGGCTGGATTCCAGTTATTTGGTGAGATGGTAATTGACAGTAAGGCAGAATCTCCTATGCCTACTAATCAACCCTCATTAAGTTATGTAAGTAAAATTGAATTACCTCCGGTACAAATTACATCTATAACTTCAAAACAAGTTATTACTATAATTCAGCATAAATTAGAGTCCCTTATAATAGAAGATGGACGTGGTTCAATTTCTGTTGATACTTTTGATGCTAGTGAGACGGTAACATATAACGTATCTTTATCCCCTAAATTTGATGGAAAATTTGATTCTTCAACTGGGCAACTGATTGGCAACACAGAGTTTACTCTTATAGACAAAAAAAGTAATTCTGCTCTTGTACTATCTAAAAATGAGCAACTTTTTGTAACATTAGATGGAATCTTCCAAGAACCAGGAAAATCATACACAATTTCTGGCAACAAAATTACTTTTGTTCAACCACCTTTAGGTCAAAGAATTGACGAAGGTCAGATAGTTGATTCTGTAAAGTTTTATGGTAGAGCAATTAAATTTAAGTCATCGACTCTTAATGATAGATATTTTAAAAAAGTCAAGTCTATTGCCGATCAATTTGATGGTGTTAAAACTGATTTCAATTTATATTGGGAAGATGGAACTATTGTAAAAACAGATCCACTGGAAAATCTTATTGTTGCTCTTAACGGAGTAGTTCAGAAAGCAAGAACTACGGAAACAGAACCGTTTAGTAATTCATATTCTATCATCAGATCTGATGATGTGACTACATCAGATATTATTAGATTTACTAAACCGCCTATTGATAATGAGGATGCTTATGGACCAGCAGAAGAAGTACCTGAAATTTTAAAAAATTATGAGAAATGCTTTATTTACACTATTGGTAGTTATGAAAGACTGACAATTAATTCTCAATTATTTGAATATAGATTCGGTGGACCATACTTAATTCAAGATGAAGTAACAAATTCTATAAGAAAAATTGATGATCCAAAATATGCTTTGGTATTCATTGATGGGGTTTTACAAAGAGATACAGACTCTTATCAAATTGTTGGACCTAATATTACATTTACCCAACCATTAGGTGTATCTGTTACGCCAGCTGGAAGACGAATTACTCAAAATGTTAATATTATATTAATGTATGGACGAGATGTAGAAAAGACTTTAACTTTCTATGATTTTGAACCATTTACATATAATAATACGTTATATATTACTATTTCAGGAACTGATGTAGCAGAAAATACCAAATCTCTTATCGATAAATATGCTCCGGTTGATTACCAAATTAAACAAGGTAGTAATGTCCTTGGTAAGGTTATTGGATATTCAAAAATCAATGACGATCAATGTGTTGTAACTGTTCGAGCTCCAATTAATGAAGTTATTGATGAAAATACCCCTATTACTTTCTGTAAAGTAATTGATAGTTATTATTCTAATACAATACCTGGAGTATATACTTTATCTTATACGTACAAAACTGATGACGAAGGGTTGAGAATTCTTGACAAAAATGTTCCTTCGTGGTTGTTTGGTGTAGAAGCAGGAACTAAAGCTTGGTATAATAAAAATAGTTTAACTGCTAATCTTCTCCCTGGAGATCAAATTCTAATCGATGGTGAAAATGATTATCGTACTATTATACGTACACCTGATACGGTAAAACCAAAATCATATAATGATAATGATTACATTCAAAATGAGCATTATGCTAAAGTTACAACTACTAATTATGAAGGAGATACAGAAGGAGAAGGTTTAAGCATTACTGCTAATGTAAATCAATATGGTGCTGTTACTACGTTAAATGTTTCTGATGTAGAATTCAATAAAAGAGATCTATCTTTATATTTCCAAGATGGTGTTTTATTACAACCAACAGCATATGAGTACTTTACCACGCCAGAAGTACATTTTATTTCTCTTGATGGTAACGGAGGCGGAGCTAAAGCAGAAGTAATTGCTTATGGTGGACAAATTCTTGATATTGTTCTTACTGAAGGTGGTAGTGGTTACACTCAACCACCAAAAGTTGTAGTAGCAAGAAGATACAAGAGAATTAAAGAATCGAGTCGTAAAATTGATTCTTTAACTACATTAGGAATTGAGACTAATATTGGTTCTGGCAGTGCCTTGACTATTAACACGGAAATTGTAATTTCTGGTGGTCCATTCAGTCAGCAATCAATTACTTCTATTGTTACTTTTGGTGGATTTGATCCAGAACTTAATACTGCCAGACAAATTACCAAATTTTTACAAACCCAAGAGGGCGAAGAAAATTTAGTTAGGATGACTGACCAGAAGTTTCCAACGGAAGCTAGAGTTCAATCACCAACTATTGAGATAGAATATGATATTTCAGTAAGTCAAGAAATTACAGAAATTATTGGTGGTGTTGTTGGTACAGAATCTGTTGCTACTTTACAAAGTATTTCTAAAGAAATTACCAGTATCATTCAGATTGAATCTGATAAATCTTTCTTACCGAAGTATAGAGGATTGCCATCATATGGCGGATTGGGAACCTTCTTGGATGCACCAATTAGCAACACATCTGAAATTGTTTACGTTGGAAATACTACTGGATTCCCAGATACTCCAAGCAGACTCAGAATAAATGGAGAACTTTTATTCTATAGAAGAAAAGAACAAGATAGATTCCTTGATGTATTAAGAGGACATCAGGGTAGTACTGCCTCTCCACACTTATCTGGTGATCTAGTTTTACATCAACCAGAATTCCTTACTATGCTTTCTGGTGGCGTTAATATTATTCTTAGTGAGGGTAGTGTTGCTCAGTCTTCTGTAACATCTATACAAAAGACAGCACAAATTCAGTCAATTACTGAAGTTATTGATGTTCAACCAATTATTCCAGAAATTAAACAAATTATTGATCTAGAAGAATCTGTTGATGTTTCTGTAGTACATCAGCAAATAACAATCATTCCTCCAGTATCATATAATGTTATTACAGAAACACATTCCACATCATCCAGAGTTTCTTTGGCTACTGCTGGTATTGATGCTGTATTTGGAATTAGTTCAAGTGGAATTGTTTCTATTGTTGACACTAAGATACAATTAACCCAAGAACAGCAAATTGAAATTAAACCAACTGTAGAAATCTCAACAGTTTCTATTGGAAATATTGCGGTCACATCTTCTGCTACTTCCCAAGTTATCACTTCTTCTTACAATAAAACTTTGGTGACTAATGAAATTAATATTGATGTTGTTAATACAGTGTCTACCATTACATCTAATATTATAGAAAATGTAGGTACTAGAATTGATAGTTATTCGTCATCTATCGTTAGATTTGATAGTTTTAAAGCAACTAGAGTTTCTTTACACACTATTGAAAATACCGAAGAACCATTCGTAATGCATCACAACAGAGAGATTACCACATCTCTTCAGGATATTAATACATTTACTTCTACAGTTTCGATGATTCTTGGTGGAGTTAACTTCACTGCTAATGCCGGAACTTTAATTGATTATAGATTTGCTGTTGTTGATTTTATTATTGAAGAATATGTTTTAGAACCTAATATACTTTTGAGAGATGGAACAAAATTACTTTTGGCAACTCCATATAATGAAATTATCCGTAGAGATGGATCTATATATACTGTAGAAAATAGAATTCAAAATGTCCCTCCTGGATTTGAATCCTATACTCTAGGTAATGTTGGGTTAACTTTAGGATCTTTTGAAAGCAATGCTTTAGTAGATACTGGCATTTCATCTGGATTAACAATAGCAGATCTTGACACCATTTACCCAACATTATCAATTCGTGATTTTGAATTTAGATCCGATTCTGCATTAATTAGTAATGGAGATAGATTTAATTTGGCAATTCCATCATGCCAAAAACCTGTTACTATCAGTCAATCTAGTGGTCAGGTTAGTGGAACTATTATTGTACAAAATACAGTAAACTTCCAGGATTCTGGATACATATTCACTTCATCTGGTAATGTAATTCAATACACTAATAAAACTATCAACTCCTTTGGAGGGTGTACATTAGTAAGAGGTTCAAACTCTATCACTTCTGGTGATGAAATGATTCCTTTTTCTATTGTATAAATATAAATAACTCAGATAACAACGTATTTAAAGAGAGATTTCAATGGCAGCTATTATCTCAGACAAGTTTAGAATTTTTAACGCTACCCAGTTCCTTGAGTCGCTGTCTGAGCCTTCTGGCGGCGCAGACACTTCTGCTGAAAGAACTAGGATGTATTTCTTTGTAGGTCGTCCCCAACGCTGGGATGCTTACTTAGAACTCTTCAACCAAAATGCTACATTATTTGTGGCAGGTAATGAAGTTTACATTGGCGCTAATTATGCTAGTGCTACTTTCAAAGCAACGATTAGAGAAGTGTATGAGAATTCTTTACTTCTTCACAGTGTTGGACCACAAACCAACTCTGTTCCTACAGCAGGACAATCTCTTAAAGGATATAACGGAACGGCAGATACTGGTGCTGAAGCATTAACTGGCGTTTATCGTTATGCTACCGAGGATGTTCCTCCCGTACCCCTAGACAATCAAACAGAGAAGTATGATATCTATGATGATATCATTGCTGCTAAGCGTATCACTACAGATTTTGCTCGTAGTGTAATTCGCCGTTTCAACTGGGATACATCTGCTAACCCAATCTTCGACATGTGGAAACCTGATTATTCCACAACTCCTGGATCGGGTGGTCAAATTGGTAAAGCATCTGCTACTGGTTCTACTAATATTGCTGATGCTAAGTACTATCTAATTAATAGTCAGTATGAAGTATTTAAGTGTCTTTATAATGGTGAAGACTTGACTCCAGGTGGAGCTCAAGCGACGAACGAACCCAAAACAACACCATCTGGTGGATCGGGAACTTATTCTAACGGTATCTTTACCGAAGACCCTAGTGCTCCTGGCGATTATGTTTGGAAATATATGTACACCATCCCAACCGATGACGTACTACGTTTCCTTTCTACAGACTTCATGCCTATTGTTCTTCCATCAAACGCTAGTCGTGTTGCCACTGAAGCTATCGCTACTGGTGCTCCCAATGCTATCAACGTTGTTCTAATCGAGAATGCTGGTAGTAGTTTGACTAATGGTACTTACTATGCTCCTGTTGTTGGAGACGGTACTGGTGCTATTGTCGAGATCACTGTTGCTGGTCAAGCAATCACTAATGTTTCAATGGAAGCTGTAGGTCAAGATTATACTTATGCTTCTATTCCTCTTCAGGATGGTCTAGTTTCTGGCGATCCTTCTTGGACTGGTAGTGCTGTAGGACTTTATACTGATGCTGGTCTAACAACTTCTGCCACTGGTGCTGTTCCTGCTAATGCCACTGGCGCTCTTGAAGTAATTCTTCCTCCTCAAGGTGGTCATGGTGCCAACTTTGAAGAAGAACTTAATGCTAAGCGTGTTATGACGAACATTCGTCTAACATACGCTGAAGGTTCTGGTGACTTCCCTGTCGATAACGACTTCCGTCGTATCGGTATTATCCGTGATCCATTTGCTGCTGGTGGAAGTACATTTGCTACTGCCGACACTCTAAGCGGCGTATATGCTGTTAAAGTTAACGGTGCTACTGCTGATTTCATTCCAGATGAAACTATTTCACAAACAGCTGCTGCTGGTGGTACTGCTTTTGGTACTGTAGTCTCTTGGGAAAGAGATGCTGGTAATGCTGGCCCTGGTGGTGCTGGTGTCCTGAAGTACATCCAGTCTCCTTCACTTCATACCGATGCTGGCGTGGTAAGAGAAATCGAGAATAGTGGAAACGCTATCACTGGTGCTCAATCATTTGGTTCTGGTACTGTTGATGCTTCTAGTAACGATTCCCTCGTAGGTGTTACTTTCAGTAGTGGTCTTGCTAGTCCTGAAATTGGTAATAACACTGGCGAAGTTATCTATGTAGAGAATCGTCGTCTTATTACCCGTGCTGCTGACCAGATTGAAGATATCAAACTTGTTATTGAGTTCTGATTCTGTTTTTACTCCGCTAAATACTTCAACGATAAGTAGAGTATTTGGCGGAGTAACATGCCACAAAAGACAAATCTTAATGTAGCACCATATTATGATGACTATGATGCTAACAAAAACTTTTACAAGGTTTTATTCCGACCGGGATTCTCGATCCAGACTAGAGAGCTAACTTCTCTACAATCAATTCTTCAAAATCAAATTGAGAATTTTGGTAAGTTCAACTTTAAACAGGGGCAGCAAGTCATCCCTGGTGAAGTTGGACTTAATATTAAGCTTGATTATGTCAAGTTGTCTTCTGTATCTGAAGTCGCTATAAACGAAGGCGGAAAGATCGTTTATAAAAAATATGACATCAAACAACTCATAGGAACACAACTCCAGGGCCTAAACTCTGGAGTTGTCGGCCGCGTAGTAAGTGCTGAATATGGATCGGACGTTGAAGCAGATACTCTATTCGTAAAATATACTACTAGTGGTTCTGCTAGTAATGAATCTACTTTTAGGCAAGGAGAAACGCTAGAAGTTATTGCTGGTATCAACACACCTCTACTTGTAGTTGGTACAGATGGCAGTGTACTTCCTACTAGTGTTGATGTAGAAGATCCTACTTCAGGTAACATAGAAACACTAAGCAGTCCTGCTATGGGGTTTGCTACTGCAGTTGATGTTCAAGAGGGTGTTTATTTTATTAATGGATTTTTTGTAAGAAATACTAAACAACTTTTAGTTATTGACAAGTATTATAATAGAGCATCAGCTAAAGTAGGTTTCACAATTAGTGAAAATATTGTAACACCAGAAGAAGATGTTTCTTTAACAGATAATTCTAGGGGATACTCAAATTCATCTGCTCCAGGTGCTCATCGTCTTAGTATTAATTTAAACCTTACAAAGTTTGCTTATACTGCTAATACAGATAAAAATTTTATTCAGTTAGTTCAGATTAAGTATGGAACTGTAGAAAAACAAGTAAAATCAGCAGATTATACTTTACTAGAAGAAACTCTAGCAAGAAGAACCTATGATGAGTCTGGCGACTATGTTGTAGAAGACTTTGATTATGACATTAGAGAATATTACCAAAGAGAAAACAATAACGGTGTATATGCTCTTGGTACTGAAACTGGTTTAGTAAATAGACTTTATACAGCATCTCAAGCAGAAGGAAAGATGTTGCTATCGGTAAGTTCCGGTAAAGCATATGTAAAAGGATACGAGATTGTAAATAAAGAATCTAAGTCCATAGAAGTTTCTAAAGGTAGAGATACTCTATCTCGTGATAATGTAACTATCAAAACAAAAGGGTTGCCTGAGTTTACCATAACTAATGTTTTTGGTAGTGTTCCTTTAAACACTGTTGGTAATGATATTACTGGATATCCAACTGTTTCATTGAATAGTGTATTCAATGATGGCACTATAGGATTTTCTGGTTTGGAACCAACCAATTATTTTAAAAATTCTGTCAGTAGAAGGTCCCAACCATTTACATTAAAACAAGCAATTAAAACAATTTATGTTGCTGTTATCCAAGAGCAACCTGTACAAACTTCACAACTTCCTGATGAAGTTTGGTTTGTTACTACTAGAGGAAGTGGAACTGTTGCTGGCAAAAGCGCCACGGTTATCGGAAAAGCAATTGTAAATCGTCCAGAGGTTAATACCGCTACTAATGCAGTATATGCTGAACTGACAATTATCGGTGAGAAGGGAGCTTTAGATGACTTTATGACAGAGTATGATAATGGAGAAACTGATTTCCGAAGATTTGTTTATCTTTCCGAAACTCTTTTAGGAACGTCATCAACTCCATATGGGTATGTTGTTGATTATAACGATAGTATTACACCCATTGTTGGAGTATCAAAACCCAAAAATTTCAGATTAATCAATAGAGGCGTTGGGTTCAACCAAGACTCAGATATTACTTTGTCTAAAGGAAGATCTGGATCTACAACTCCTTATAATGCGACTTTTGGATTTTCTTACTTCAATCCAGTATTTTTTACTAGATTAAAATTAGAAAAGAAAATTATTGCTAATACATTTTTGAATGGTAAGTATGTTTATGGTAAAGAGAGTAAAGCATATGGAGTAATTGAAAATGATTCAACTGGCAATTTCAGTGGAGTTTCCACGTTATTTGTAACAACTCTTTCTGGTAAATTTATTCCTGGCGAGACAATTATTGACGAAGAAAATAATGCTATCAAGATTGCTAAGGAAAATACCATTTCCCATTTTATTGTAAATAAAAGAGGATC